CCAAGAAAGGCGCCGTCATGCTCTTGGTGCTTATCTGCATTTGCCGCGCGCTTACCCGATCCTGAACGGATAAGCTAGCGAGCGTTTCGGAATTCTTGAATCCAGCCTCGGCCATTCGCGCGGCATAGTCCTGATCGGCTTTGCGCATCGCGGCAAGTTGCTCTGGTGTCGCGCCGCTGATCGCCGCGGCAACTGCGTTTTGGCGATCGTCCATTGACGTGTTAGGCGGCGTTGTGATGCCGAATACAGATTCAAGCGCCGTTACTGCGCCGCCCGCGAGCGGACCGCCAACTACTGAGGCGATCGTCGGCGCTAGTTTCGCCACCACGCCGAGCGCGTCTGACCATCCACTCATTTCAAGCCCCCGTGCGCATCATGTTTGCCAGGCGAAGCGCCCTGCCCGGTTTGTCGGGCGTGCCTATTCCGACGTCTTCGCGCGCCCACTTTGAATCAAGCATCTCGTCGGCGGCGATAGAGAACTTTCCTTGCCGCATTGCGATCAGCGCCTTCTTGAAGCCAAGCAAGCGGCCGATTCCCATGTTGAAGCACATGTTAGTGAGCACGCGCAGGCGTACATCGCTAAGATCCGTCCACCACGGCAAGTTGCGGTCGAGATCGTGAAAGACGTCTTCAAGATCGTCGTCGAGCAGGGAATTGACCTGAACATCATTGAGCGGGCAAGACCAGCCAGCCGGCATCGGCTTCGCTTGCAGGTTATGGCCGACGCCGACCGTATCGATACCCTTCGTGTCTTTGTAGACGGAGTATCGAACGCCCTCGTCGCGGCGCAGCTCGGCAATCAGCTTCTGAAGGTTTTCGTTGTTCATTTGCGAAACAACTTGTCGTAAATCAGAAAGACCGTTTGCAGGATGGTGTATAGGATCGTGATAACGACTAACCAGTCCTGCAGCCCATAACCAAGCAGCGTCGCGACAGTCGCCGATAACGGCGGTGCAGCCTTGGCTGCGCTTGCTGCCAAATCGTTCATTTCAATTCCCCGAGTGGTCTGTGTGTTTTATGTTTAGAAGGTCCGCGTAAAGCTTCCTGCTACTTCGATTACTGCGTTGGTGCCACCGGGATAGGCGTTCGCCACCGTGCGAACAGTGGCTACATTCCCGACGATGCTTACGACCAAGCCCGATCCCGTCAGCACGTTTTCGCGGCCATACCCCATACCGAAGGCGGCAGAGAACGGCAGCGTGAACGTGAACGTCTGTCCAGCCGTGCCGTTATTCGTGATCTGGAATTCAGCGTAAAACTCGACTTCCGAGTTCTTTTCCCGGTAGTACGCTGCGAGGGTCGAAACAGCGGTGAGCGTGCCAGTGCCGGCGCCCACAGTCGGAGTCCACGATAGATATCCAACGATCGGGTCTTGGCAGTAAGCCTCCGCGCTGTGGCCGGTCTTCTGAACGCGAACGGACGACTGGCCTTCGATCTTGTTCTGGAAGAACACGTTGTTCTGCGGGAATCCGCCTGCGCCGATCTGCGTCTCAAAGATGCCGTAGTTCAGTTTGCCGCCGCCAGTGTCTTCGACCGTGTTGTTTCGGACGATGTTGCCGGAGCACGTCGCGCCGTACAGGATCACGCCAGCGCCGCCGCCATTGACTGGCCCGAGCCCAAGCTGATTGCTGTCGATAATGATGTTGTCGGATGCCTCGCACTGGATGACAGACCAGCCCGACGTAGCATCAGCCGCGAAGGCGATGCCCGACTTCCCGCAACCGACGATTCGGTTCCCACGGTAGCGGATGCGGAAAATGCCGCCGCTGCCGTTGGCGCCGAGCGACATGCCGAAATCCTGCGACACGCCCGCGTCCCAGGTGAGCACGTTTCCGTACACGTCGCCATCTGACGCGCCATCGCCGCCGTAGGTGATACCCTCCTTCACGCTGTTGTGAACGCGATTGGAATACATCTGACCGTGAGTGACGAACTGCATCGTGATACCAAAGCCGCCAGCGTTCACAGATACGCAGTCGTGCATCTGGTGACGCGTGCCGAACTGCATGACGATCGCCGTGCTGCCCGTTGTTTCAACGTGGCAATTGCGGATGGTGTTCGTGCTGCCGCTCGATCCGTCAAAAAGAATCCCGACGTTCACAGCCTTCATGACCGTCACGCGCGCCGCGGTCGAGTGTGTCCAATTCGACGTGTAGATGCCGATGGAGCCGCCTTCCGGCATGTAGATGTCGTGAACGTAGTTGCGATCGCCCGGATTGCCGAAAATAGGAATCACGCCGGGGAAAGTCGCAACCAGCGCGATCATCTGGAGGCCGCCGATTTCAATGTTCGAACCGGACGTAACCCACCACGAAGAACCGGAGAAGCCGGGGATCGGCTTGACGATTGACGACACGCCCTCACCCAAGACAGCAGTATTCGACGGGATCGTGATCTGACCCATGACATACGTACCGGCCGGCACAATGACCTGACGCCCTTTGTTCACGGCAGCCTGGAATGCCGCCGTGCTGTCGATAACACCAAGGGGATCGGCGCCGAAATCAAGCACATTGACCGTGCTGATGCGGTTCGAAAGCTTGGAGCCGTCCGCGACCTTCGCATCCGTCACCGTGCCGTCAGAAGGCGCGCCAGTGACGCGCGTTGCGCCACCGCGGATATAGACGCTTTGCACTCCTACGGGAATGGGCGAAATGAACGCGAGCGACTGGCCGACGAGCGTGTATTGTTCCGGTCCTTGAAACGCGGAATCGAAGAACACTTCGATGTTCGATTTCGACAGGTACGAATTGGCGAGCGTCAGCGAGAGCGTAACACCCGGCGTAAAGCCTGCACCCGACACGAACGTCTCGACGGTTGCACTTGCCGCAAGCGCAGCAATGTCCGCCTGCGTCAGATAACGCCCATCGAGCACCGAGATAGGCAGCGCACGCGTCACGCCGTTCGCGTTGCTCCACATCGGCAACTTGTCATCGGAACTTACCGACGATGTAACGCAAAGATCCCCGATTGTGGACATTTTTAGCTCGTAGTGTGTTCAGCGATGGCGCCGTATTTGCCGGCGATCACATCGGTATAAATGACGACGCCGTATGGCATAACGTCGGTCGGCGTTGCCGTGAACTTCAGCGGCGACGCACCCAATGACGGAAAAACGATGTCGACAGCAATCGCCGTATGCGCAGCATCCACCCATCGAGGATTTGAGACGGACGTGTATTCCATCACGCGACCCTCACGTATTGCCAAACGTTGTTGAAGTTGGAGCCCGTCTGCGCCCACGTTCCAGGCAGCGTCGGCGGATTCACACCTGACGACGAGCCGACAGCGACAGAGCCGACGCCATTCGCCTGCTGATTCGACAGCAACGTCGCCTGCGTAACAGCCTGAGAGCCGTTGACAATAAGCGGCGCATTGGGAAGGTTGTACGTGTTCGGGCCGGCGCTATAAGAAAGGTCGCGATCACCAGCAGCGTTCAGGAAAACCGTGCCACCTTGCGCGTGCAGGTTCCCAGATGAATTGATGTCAGCCGCGGCCGTGATGCCCGAGGGAGTCGTGATCGAGCCGTTCGCACTGAAGACAATCCGGCTGAGTTCCGTTAAGCCATCTGCGGAAAGGTTGCGGAAGACATAGCCGCCAGCGCCGGAGCCGCGGTTATTGGCAAAGTACGTCGATCCGTCCGACCCATCATTCCACGTAACAAAAACACCCTGCGCGTTAAAGCCGGGGTTATTGCTGTTGATATGAATCCATGACGCCTTCAGGAAGTCACGATCGAGGTAATACCGCGAACCGTCGCTCCCGACGATGACGCTAGGGATGCTTTCGGGCGACGTAGTATCGGTCGGCTGGTAGACATACATGCCGAACCCAGACACCCACACCTGGTTACTAGACGAGCCGCTGCGAGCACGAAGCGCTGCGAGATCCGCTGCGCTCTGAACGCTGGAATTGCCGAGCGAAATAAGCGCCGGGTCAACTTCATTGAGGGAGGCATAGACGAGCCGCCCCGCTCCATCCAAAACAGTGATGGAGTAAGGAATCGGGCAAAACATGTGAACCTGCGCGCCGGCCGATACGGCGTGACCGTGTACCGTGCGGATAGGCTGTGCCAACGCGACAATCTCGTCTGCGTCGGAATACACCGTGACCGGGTAAGCAACTGGATCTAGACCGGGCTTGCCGATATAGATAGAACCGGATTCGAGCGGTTGCCCGTAGAGATCCGTAAAAAAAGGAAGCGCACGCGCCTCGCTAGTGGTTGCCATAGCAATCCCCCAAAGGTAAGCGAAGCGCCCCGAAGGGCGCCCGAGACACGTTGCTTACGTCTGGTTGAAGAGCATGATGCCGGCCATTTCAGGGTTCGTGACGCTGACCCCGTAGAACGCATCGACACGATACAGCGACTTGTACGTTTCGATGTGCGCCTGCTTGGTCATCACGATCTCGATGCCCTGGTCGGTCGTGCCGCGCATCACTGCGAGACCTTGATCCGACGGAACCGCGAGGCGACCCGGCAGGATTTCGACCGCTTCCTTCTTCCAGAAGCAGTTCACGCCCGAAGTGACCGTGTTGAGCCAGGTGATCGCTGCGCCCGCTGCCGGGGTTGCCGTCACGTTCTTGTACGCGAGTTCCGCGTCCGTCGCGCCCTGGCCCGAGATGATCGCCGGGGTGATCTGAACCGTACCCGTACCGCCTGCACCCGAAACGATGCCGACCACGCGGAAGGTCTTGAGCTGGCCGGTGTCAATCTTCGTGATCGGATGCACGTTGTTCACGCCTGCGATCGTGAATGCATCGCCGACCTT